TTCCAATCTAAGAAAGTAAAATTCAATGGCTAACGAAACGAGTCTTAGCCTTACCTATGCCCCCCTGCTGACGTCCACGTTGATGAACGTGATCGACTCTGGAGCGCTGCATGATCAGGTCTTTAACAACGACGTGTTCTTGGCGTGGCTTCGAAGTTCTGGTCGAATCAAGGTGATCGATGGCGGGGAGCGCATTCGCGTAGGGATGTTGCACGAGAAGAACTCGACGGCTGGATGGTTTGCTGATTACGAGTCGCTGGACGTTACGGCACAGGCAGGCATGACCGCTGCTTTTTTCAACTGGAAACAGGGGTCTGTTTCTGTGTCCGTCCACGGGCGTGAACTGCGTTCCAATAAAGGCGCGTCAAGAATAACTAATCTCCAACAGGAGAAAATAAATCAGGCGGCGCTGTCTCTTGCAGACATCGTTGCTACTGGTGCTTTCTCTGATGGCACAGGGACCAGCAGCAAACAGCTGACCGGACTTGCTGCCATGCACGAGACCACGCCGGGCACGACTGCGTATGCTTCAGTGGGGACCGGAAATTCGAACTGGCAGAATCAGGTTCAGACTTCGGTCGGCGCTGCGGCAACGAACCTCCTGCCCAAGCTGCGGACGTTGTATAACGACTGCAAGCAGGGCAAGAGCGGAGCCGGAAGCGCCCCGGATTACGGCGTCACCACTCAGGCGGTCCACGAAGCTCTTGAGGCGGTTCTCTTCCCGATGGTACGCTACACGCCGAACCCGGCAGGTGGCGCCGATGCGGGAATCGGGACTCTGCTCTACAAGGGAACTCGGATTGACTGGGATGACTACTGTACGTCCGGAGAGCTGCACCTGCTCAATAGCAATCATATCGTCTTCTTCGTTCACGCTGACGCCAATTTCGCCATGTCTGAAGAGGGGTTCCAGCGTCCGGTCAATCAGGACGCCCTTTTGACCCAGATCCTCTTTCAGGGCAACCTTGCAACAAACAACCGTCGCAAGGGCGGAAAATTGGCTGGCCTGACTTAAAGGAGGGCTGAAATGGCAGTCGGAGATTTTACTGTTGATTCGACCACCCGGATTTCTATGGGCAACGCGACACAGATCTCTGGGACACTCGAATCCGATACGAATGCTACAACGTCAGCTTTATTTCCAAGCAGTCGCATTTTGAACTTCTCGATCAATTACAATCAAGATGATGATGATGCTGTAATGCCGAGGGTGAATATCAATTCCAGCGACTTTGCGGGAACAGACGCAGGTGGCTCTGTCCATGTTCAGGGAAGCGCCGGATCACCGGACACCTTGGCGTGGACAGCCGTCATAATCTAAGCGTAGCGAAAGGAGAAGTTTATAAATGCAATTCATGACCGTGAACCGCGAAGAGGCCGAGAAGGTCTATATCGTGGTCAAGAATGGCGAAGGTGACGAACTGGGCCCGGGGGTCTGCGTTGAGTGGGATACCACCACCGACGACGATCTTCAGGGCTATCAGGTCGAGCTGGTCGATGCTGCCATCAGCACGACTGCCGGTCTGGGCGGAAATAAGATTGCGGGCGTGGTGGATTCGACCATCGCTACTGCTGATGTCGGGCGGTTGCAGGTGTACGGACCCGCAAACGTGCGGTCTTCAGCGTCTTATGATGCCGGTGAGCTGGTCGCATCTGGATCGATCAACGCCACAAACAAGGGCCATGTCCAGACAGTGGCCGGACATTCAGACCATGGCATCAACTTCGTTGAAGCTCTGGTCGGCTGGACGCTTGAGGCAGGGCCGAACGCGACGAACGCCACGGTACAGCTCTATTTGCTGTAGCCGAAAGATAAAACCGGGAAACACTTTTATTCTCCTGTGCTCCGGGCCTCTTCGGGGGCTCAGAGCACAGACCAATATCCAATGACAACCGGGAGAACATGATGGCAGAGCGAAAGCTGAATATGGAACGAAGTGTCATAGACGAGATCGGTGATCTCAAGCTCACGGAGGTGTCTAAAGACGCTCGTATTCTCATTGCCACGCCGAACTATACGAACCTCTGGCAGGTTGAAGTGCATACGAATCATATCGAATGCATTGCCAGCTGGAAGAAGTGGGGCCTCAACGTCATGCAGACGATTGTCGGCAGGACGTTTGTTCATTTTGCCCGATCCCAGATGTGCGATATCTCTGTGCGCGGGGACTATACCCACATTTTCTGGCTCGATGACGATGCGGTAATCGACCCCATTATTCTACCGAAGTTTCTTGAAGCCCAGAAAGACGTCGTCATTGCCCCGTATCCGATGAGGCGTCCAACTTACGAGATAGGCGTGCTCAGGAGCACGGGGTATAAATGCACAAAGTGCGACCACTATTCATATCACATACTGGACTATGCGACAGGAGAGCCGGTTGTCCTTGATTCTCTCGGGAAGACGAGGGGCGATGAAGAAGAGGCAGGGCCTGTTGGGTGCCCCGTGAACGATGACGAGGTTTCCTGTCCGAAATGTGGTGCCGGCCCAGAGGACATGTGGCGGGACTTCCACAACCACAAGGCCTACAAGAACCTCTCCCTCTTCCATAATTGCGACCGGGGCCTCATGGATGTCGATGGGGGCGGGACGCATTGCATGCTGGTCAACACCGACGTCTTTCACAGGAGAGGCGAGGAAGGGGGACCGTCTTCAATGCCTCTTGAGGTGCAGGATATTGTCGATGTCCTGAAAGAGAACCTCGATGAGGATGGGCTGGAACGATACAGCCATTTTCTCGGGGATCTTCCTGACGAGACGACCACTTTCGTGGAAGAAGATCAGGGAGGAAAGCCTTATTTCCTCATGCCGAAAAGAGGCACTGAGGATATGTACTGGTGCTACCGGGCGAAGAGGAAGAACATTGAGATTCTCTGCGACACGGACGTCTTTGCCGGCCACCTCGGATTTGCTCCGGTGATCACAAAGGGCTACCGGGAGCAGGTCGAAAAAGAGGGGCACCACATCAAGGACAAGCAGTATGTCGGCGGCAAGGACGAGCCTGACGATTCGGTGAATGCGGACGGGAAAGAGAAAGGCATCAAGCTGACCAAGGTAAAAGAGGATGTCCTTTCCATCAGAAAGCCGGGGATACATCAGGACAAGGCAGCCAACCTCGTATGATGCGGCCCTCCCCGAAGGGGGCATACCACACGGAGTCGCTTGCAGGCAGGGCTGAGGTTACCCTGCTGAGGTGCAAGCGATGCGGCAAGGATCTCGATACAAATCGCCATTCCGGAAAGGCCTGCGGGCGATGCGGCAGCAGGGAGTGGACAAATATTATCGGGTGGCTCTCGCTGCGAGAGCGCATCTGGATCTACCGGGAAACGAAGATCTGGTGCATGAATCCAGACTGGATAGACCGGATCGTCATGTGGTTCAACCGGGAGAAGCAGGGTGCACACTGATTGCGGAAGACCACTTTCTATGGAAGAGGAGCGCCTTCTATTTGAGTATTCTCAAAGCGCCCATGAGACGAATAGACACCAAGATGTTTCGGTCAGCATCGGAGCCACGGCTTCGGTGTCTGAGTATCCCGTCGCGGAAGGATCAACCGTCACCTTCGCGCCCTACGGGAAAATCAAAAGGAACGACAGGGGGCGAGGGGCCTATGATATCGACCCCACTTTCCCGATTCCTGCTTTCAGTACTTCGGTCAGGCTCTGGGGTATTGATGAGGGGTTTGCCCAGATGCTCACCGGCCTCATACGCACCCTCAGGCCGTCTATCGTGCTTGAAGTGGGGACGAGCTGGGGCCGTTCGGCCCGGGCGATTGCCGAAGGGCTTGCGGCCAATGGGCAGGGAAAGCTTGTCACCGTCGATATGGTAGACTTTCAGATCAAGGATCGCAAGGGACTTTCAGGATGGATTGGGGCAATCCCTGATGGCCTGAGTAAATATGTGGAGACAATTATCGGAAAAACCCCTGAGGTGTACGAGCGAGAGGACTTGCTTCATCTCGTTGAGCCCGGGGTAGACCTCGCCTTTCTGGATGCCGAACACACGGCAAAGGGCGTTGAGGAAGACCTCGCCTTCGTCGAAAGCGTGCGTTCAGGTGAGTGTGTTGTGCTGGTAGACAACGCTCGGGACGAGCAGTGGCCGGAGGTCCCGGTGTTTTTTGAGGGGTATGCTGACCATCCTCATATCAACATCGAAACAATGACAGGAACAGAAATTATCTTGATGAAGGGGCCGAAAGGCCCCTGAAGGAGCGGGCAGGGGGATTCTGTTCCCGGTTGACCTCGCCCGCTCTGATTTTCAAATGGAGTGAATCATATGGCAACGCATATCGGCACTGAATGGTCTGAAACGACCGCAGGAACAAACTCAGGGGCAACGGCGAGTCACGCTGCCGGGGCAAGTTCCGGAGGGTCTCCGGCGAGAACCCACATCGTGACGTCCATTTCGGGACACGTAGACGCTGATTCCATTGTGCAGATCCTTGGTGGGGCTGCGGGGGCAACTGTCGTCTGGGAAAGCAAAATCGATATCTCTGTCGAGGGAATCAGTTTCAATTTCCCGGGGCTCAATGTTATAGGGGTCCCGGGCATTAAGGTGGAGGGGAAAATTGCCTCCAGTTCTGCTGATTGTCAGGTGAACGTCAGCGGTTACTCTATTCCATAAGGAGAAGTCAGTTATGACTGAAACTACCCTTACGCCCAGAGGCGAGTTGAGGGAACTCATTGAAACAGCTGAATTTGGGGAAATTGCCCTCCCGTCCAATCTGATGGACAGGACGTGGTACGTGAAATATGAGTCCATGAATCCACTTCTGTCGGACACACAGCATGGGCAGACGTGGGACGAACAGGTGACGGCCAGTGAGCGTGCCGGTCTCATGGAAGATGATGGCTGCATTATGACCTTCCGGGGCTTCCGGAGATCGGAAGTCGCTATTACGGATGACGGATCAGTCCTTGAAGAGCCGGATGCAGAGGCGCGTGAGGACGCGACCGGTAAGCCTCTTCCCCGTTACGCTGCATACGACTTCAGGCTCCATAAGCTGGAGAAGACAGATGGGCTCCGCCTGAGGCAGGAACTCCACAGTCTCGCTGAGGACCAGCGAGCTAACTCTGAATCGAAACTTCTCACCAAGCTCACAGACACGCTCGGCAACCTGAGCGTGACTCAGAACGGGACGCAAAATCAAAATGAGCCCGGGGTGCAGGACGTGCAGGAGTATCTGTCAAGCCTCCATCCGGCCCAGAAGAAAGCCTTGATTGAGATGGCCGAAGAAGAGGCGGAGGAACTTAAAGAGGCATAGATGTATTACCTCGATATTACGGATCAGGTTCTCGACCTTGTGGGGGCCAGTACTGGTGACGACGTCGAAACGATGACCAAGGCGTCCATAAACCGGATATACCGCCACATGCTCAATATTGTAGATGCCGATCAGGAGCGCCGGGAGTTCAGCTTTACGCTGGCCTCAGGAAAGCGGCAGGGCGGACTGCCGCTTTACGTGAAGCACGTTCTCAATATTGACGACGATACAAACAACAAGCGGATCTACGATATTTCGGCGAGAGAATTTGACATCACCTACCCCGGGACGGATACGACCGGGCCTCCAGACAAGGCGTATCCCCTTGGGGAGTTTGGGGTGCAGACGCAAATTTCGTCGGCTGAAAAGGTTCGGATCAATTCATCTTCAACGTCAGACGATGGGGCGAACTTTGTCCTTCGGGTGACCGGTCTTTCAGGCGGCGTGCTGGTCACAGAAACCATCACCCTCGACGGAACGACAAACACAGAGAGCACAAATACCTATGACGCCGGGGGGCTGGAGCGCATAACGAAAGTGGCAGCCTCAGGGGCGACATGGTCTGGCTATCTCACTTTGTCGGGGGCTACCTCTGGGACCACTTTCGCGCAGATCCCTGTCTGGTGGGACTCCCCGACTTATCTGTGGTACGAGTTCTGGCCTCAGCCCACGGAAGCTATCACGTATACCGTAAGGGCCATCATGCGAAAGCCGGATCTCGTGAACGACGAAGACTGGCCCGAGGTTGATGATGAGTTTCACAATGTTATTGTCTGGGGAGCGGCGGCGGAAGTTATGCCATCCGTCGGGAAGATCCCCCAATCCCAGCTTATGACAAGGAACTTTCAGGATGGATTGAGGCACTACAAGCAGGCCATGGGCATGACTCAGCCTAATCGCATCAGGGTTATGTCTGATGTAACGACGTCAAGAATGCCCCACGCGCGACCCCTTATTAAAGGCGTAGATTACGCATGACCTGTTCCGTTGAGGACGGCTGATGGCAGAGCTTCTTGTACAGCCCGGAATTCAGACTTCTCCTGTCTTCAGAGTGAGGGGGCAGAGGAGTCGCTGGCGATATCCGCATCCTCGTGCCGAACCAGAGTTCTGTGAGGAAATCGACAACATGAACCTCTCAGAGCGGGGCACGGCTGATTCGAGGTTTGGGTACAGTGAATGGACCAGTTCTCAGATGACGGACGCCGAAGTAGTACTCGGGCTTCGTCAGGAGACTTTTGCTTCCAGCGGAGCCCAGCAGCTTCTATGCGCGAAGACAAAGATTTACACTGATGATGGAACGACCCAGAAGAACATTACCGGGAGCCTGAGTCTGTCGGCTGCCGGCAACGATGACCGGTATCGGTTTGCCTTTATGACTGATAAGATCATCGCTACGAACGGGAAGGATGAGCTGTGGACGTGGAGTGGCGATTACGATGGCGGAACGGCAGCGGCAGCAATCAGCTTTTCTGGAGGCGTCACCATACAGGCCTGTGAAGACCTCGTAGAGCACAGGAGCATTCTCATTGCCTTGGGCACAACGGAGGGCGGCACAAAATATCCGACTCGTCTTCGATGGTGCGACGTTCAGACAAAGACCTTCACATTGGATATTACCAAGTGGATAGACAACAACAGATATGAAATAGAAGAGGGCGGCGCTCCGATCATCGGCGGCGTCGATAACTTTGGCCGCCTCCTCGTCTTCAAGAGTGATGGCATGTATGCTGGCATCATCAATTACGATGCCGGATTCATTGAATTCCGCCTTAATGAGATGGAAACCCTGAAAGGATTCCATCCGGTGGCAAAGAATTCCCTCATATCTCGTCCTGAATTTGTTTTCGGGATAGCACGGGAAGGGGCCTTTGTCATTCGTCCTGATCTGGGATTTCAGATTGTGACGCTCGACATACAGGACGAGTGGAACGGGTTAAACCAGAGTCGGTTGCAGTATGCTCAGTCTTATATCAGGGAGAAGGACCATCAGGTTCGCACCCTTGTATCATCGTCCGGTAATGGTTCGGGGCATGACAAGATCCTTGTCTGGGACTGGGAGAATGGAGATGTCTTTTTCGAGTCTCCGGTAGACAGGCTTTCATTTGGGCAGAGAGTTGTTCTTTCCGATACAGAATACGATTGGTGGGGGAATACTCAGGGTCGGGTGTATAAGGCCAACGATTCCGCAAAGACGGACGATAATGGCACTGGCTATTCGTGGCGGGCAAAGACGGTTCCGAACGACCTCGGACTGCCGGGCAAGATAAAGAACATCATTAACGTGAGAACGTTTTATTCGCAGCGAGCAGGTCAGGCGGGGAGCACGCTCAGGGTCGTGAGGGACGAAGGCAGGCTGGGCTCAAGATCTAAATCAATCGCCTTTCAGGGGGAGACGTGGGACGCCTCGGCAGAATGGGACGCTACAAGCAAATGGAATCCGGGGGGGTCCACCATAGATACCTTTTTTGTGAACAGATATGCGGAGACGATTTCCTGTGAATGGGAAGGGAATCAGCCAATCAACATTATTGGCTATTCAGTTCAATATCAGATTGTGGAGTAATAAATGGCTACCGTAACAAGACCTTCAAAGTCACTTCCTGATCCCGGTGATGCGCTCGACGCCGAGCCGATACGAGATCATATAAACAATATTCTGGCCTTCCTTGAAGGGCCGAATATTGACAGCGCTAATGTTGATTACACGTCCTCTGATGGGATTGCGGTTCTCGATCAGGCGCAGACGATATCTGGGGCCAAGACGTTCAGTAGCGACATCCTTACCAGCGGATCTGGTATTGTGGTGGGGGCTTCGTCGCAGGTGGTGATTTCTGACGGTGGCGGCGCGACGAACGCGACTCCAGAACTTCAGGTTCTGGGAACGAGCTTCGACGATTCTACTGCACTTCTGGCCTGTTTCTCTACAACAGCAACGAGAGCTGCGGCTCCTACACTGGCTCTGATGAAGAGCGGCCATGGGACCTTGGGGAGCAATACGGTCGTTACTGATAATGAGATCCTTGGTTCGATTATCGCCTACGGTGCGGACGGGACTGACTTTGAATCTCCTGCTGCGGCGATAGAATTTGCCGTAGATGGCACTCCCGGGACTGGAGACATGCCGGGAGAGATCAAGATGTATACCACGGCAGACAGCGGGGAGACGCTTACTCTTGCTCTCACGCTCTCCGCAGCGCAGGCAGCAACATTCGCTGGCCCCGTCACCGTGGGATCGGACGGCAGCGGGAAGGATGTGGTTTTCTACTCTGGGACTTCAGGCGACAATTTGACGTGGGACGCCTCTGAAGAGGTGCTTCAGATCACCGGCACTGACGGGCAGACAAGCCTCGATGTGCTGGATGGAGACGTTAGGGTTGTTGACAAGCTCTACCTCTACGACCGTGGTGGAGAATATCTGTCCAGCGACGGCTCGACGCTGACGATCACCGGTGCTGTGTCTACCAGCTCCACGTTCGAAACCACGGGGGAAGCGACACTTGCCTCTCTGGCTTGCACGGCGGGAGCGACGTTTGGCGGTGGCACAGGCGACAGTGGAGCCACAATCAGCACTACCGGAACTGGTACGTTCGATGGCATCCTCAAGACTGAGGATACTACAGATGCGACATCTACCACAGATGGCTCTCTTCAGACCGATGGTGGACTGAGCGTAGCCAAGGATGCGATAATCGGGAACGACCTCAAGCTCCTGTCAGACTCTGCTGTCTTGGCTCTGGGGGCTGGTGACGATGCAACCCTGACCCACGACGGCACAACTGGTGTTACGATTGCCGCCAATCCCATTATCGTTGACTCGGGGGGCAATCTCACCCTCGACGCCCATACGGGTATCCTCATTATCAAAGACGCTGGCAGCGAGGTTCTGCGGTTTACGGAGGGCAACAGCGGGGATGTGACGGTCAAGCTGGAAACCGACGGCAAGGATTTGATCTTTACCGACAACGGCGATGCGACCAACATGAAGATTCTGGATGCTGCTGCCGGAATCAACGTCCCCGGAGAGGTCCAGACAACCGGGATCGGCTACACGGATGGCGACAACGCGATCACAATCGCTGACGGCGGCGGCTGCACGTTCCCGCAGACCATTATCGCGACCGGTGGTGTCTCGGTCAACTGGACCTCGTCAGTTGAAACCGGCACCGACGAGAACGCGCAGCAGATCATCTTCGTCGATCTCGACGATCCCGACGACATTTGGGATTTTCAAGCGTTCATGCAGCTCATTCAAGACACAAGCTGGCACGACGAGTTGGGTGACCCGCCGATTCATGGGTCGATGTGGATCAACGAGGCGCAGGACTCGGTCGTATGGTGGAACAGGGAGACACAAGCGATCTATATGCAGTTTGATGTGGCTGCTGGCCCCGCTAACACGAACATGATACGCCGCGATCCGCAGTCGATCGTCTTTCTCGATGGGGTGATTTACATCGGACATTCAACGAACGGGAAGGGGTGCCTCTTCCTCGACTTGGTGCGGGATCGCGCTATCAACTATTTCGACAATACGGACGGGTCACATCTCTATGCCGGCGACATTACGTCTCGCAACGACGGCGACGACTGGATTGATCTTGGCAACGCCAACGGCCCCGAATATTTCTCCGTGAATGTGGCGAAGGCGTGCCGCGATCCCAGCGGCACCGACGAGTTCGGTCGCCCTGTTCCGTGGGTCTTCGCTGCGACCGGAGGCGGGTCTTCGGTGTACAACGGCAACGACGAGACGTGGTATCAGGACACGCGCAATGATGCCTCGTATGGAGTGGGGCTCGATGAAGGCGGCGCCCTGTCTTACGCCACAGCTCTTGCTCCACGGGTGGATGTGTCGCTTGTCCATAGCATTTTCTCGCTCGGCTCTGCGAACTGGTCACCGAGTGTCGTTGCGATGATAAATACGGGGTCAGACGCAGGAGATATCGCATGGACAAACAGCGCGGGCGGGCACTATCAGGTCGCACTATTGTCGCAAGCGAGTCTTGCTCAAGTCGGCATGCCGGTGCTCTTGTGGGGGAGCGATGAAGGTATGTACATGCAGCACACGCACTCCAGCGACAATAGTGGCGAAGGTGCACTCGTGCGTTTCACCGAGGACTTTTCCTCGCCTTACATGAAGGGGGACTGTCGCGCCGCATGGCCGCTCCATGCGGTAACTGACGTTGCGCCGGGCGGGCACGACCTGACGAACAACAACACAGTGACGTTTGCCGCTGGCGGGCCGACCGGGAACTATGCCGATTTCGTCGCGGCGTCGAGTATGTCGCTGGAGTTGGCCGACCATGCAGATTTTGGCGCTACGGCCGCGTGCTCTTTTGGGTGCTGGTTTTATCGCGACATCGACAGCGGCGGCAACGAGTGGCTGTTTGCAAAGTGGGACGACACAACCACGGCGGACAAAGTTTTCCGGCTCGGCATCGCAAGCGACGACACGCTGTTTGCGGGCACCTATACAAGCGGGAACCAGAATAGCGCCGGACCGACTATCGCGCTGGCGACGTGGTTTTACGCCGTCTGCACGTATGACGGCACAACGCAAATACTCTACCTCGACGGCGAGATAGTAGATTCCGACGCCCACGGCTCGGGGGGATCGCTCCAAAACGGCGGCGGCACATTGCTTCTCGGAGCGAATCAAGATTCGGGCACGCCGCAAGAGTTCCACGACGGGCGGATCGCGAATCCGTTCTTCACGGCGAGCGTTATGAGCCAGCGCGAAATTCGCGCCGAATACGTGCGCGGCCGGCGCTGCCTCAACTCCGGCATCGACACAAACGACACGATCAGCGACAACGATGTCGCCAGCATCGCCGTTGACCCGAACGGCAAATACTTCGCAGTCGGCTACGACGACAAAAACGTTGACGTCTTCGATGCGCTCGGGGTGCCGATCCTGCGTGACGCCTATCCCGGCACGACGCTGAAAAGCGTGGCGATCAAGTCTATGCCGGGGGGGAAAGATCCGCACTATATCATGGCCGGTGACGATCAGATCGAATTTGTCCAACCTGACACGGAGTTGACAGCATGAGCAACTTTGCAGTAGATCAAGCGATACGGCGGG